ATCTTGCACTTCGCGGTTATGGTTTAAATAAAGAAAAATATTATCATACTTATTTTCCAAGAAAAGATCTTTTAACTGGCGACCTAATTAATTTTAAGTCAAAAGATCAATACTTTAGCCATGATTTCAATGACAAGAACAATATGAAAAAATGGCTCAAAGAGCAATCAGTAGAAAAAGCCCAAGAGTATTGCAAAGAACTACTTATTAGAAGAAAAAAGGAAAAGAATTTAACCTATAGTCCTTCTCAGGTAGAACTAAGAACCATAATGAGTCCATCTATTCTTTTTTATAATAAAATATTTAATGATTATTATGATCTATGCTCAGATGTTGGACTAGAAAATAAATTTATTCACCCAAGTAATATATCTAATCAATTTAAAAATAAATTAAATTTAAAAGACACGATATATGTTGATACAAGAGAACAGAACTGGCTAAAGTTTCAAACTCCATTTGAGATAAAGACTCTTCCTTATGGCGACTATACTTGCAACAATGATAACTGTAATTGTTATATAGAGCGCAAAAGTCTTAGTGATTTTATTAGTACTTTAAGCATTAAAAACTTTGATAGATTCAAAAATGAGATAGAAAAAGCATATCTTAATAATTCTTATCTTGTGATTATTGTAGAAGAAAAATTAAGTAGTGCACTTAGCTTTCAGTATCTTCCTTATATTAGCAAAAAGATAAAAGCAACACCAGAATATATATTTCATAATGTGCGAGAACTTTTGCAAACATATAATAATATTCAATTTCTTTTTGTTGATGGTAGAAATGAGATGAAAAGAATGATAGAAACAATATTTGCTTCAAATTGCTTCTATAAAAAAGTAGATTTACAATTAGCATATGATATGAAACTACTATGATTACTTGCCCAGATAAATACATCAGAGAAGTAAAAGATATAAATGCTGAATTATCTCAGTTAAAGGGTTATCTTAATGATAAAGAAGCAAAGATATCTCTTGCTAAATTTTTGAGAGCTAATATTGGATTTACTACAGAATTAATTAGCGGTGTTAAATTAGCTCCATATCAAGAGATTCATCTCAAGGCTATGATGAATAGAAATTTTAATATGTGCGTATTTGGTAGAGGTTGCGGTAAATCATTTATGGCTGCTGTATTTTGTTTCTTGCAATGCGTATTTGAACCTAATACAAAGATTCTTATTGCTGGACCAACATTTAGAACTGCCAGATTTATTTTTAATAATTTAGAGAAAATGGTGGAAGGTAAAGGCGCGGAATTACTTTCTCAATGCTTTGGCGCAAAAGCAAAAAGAAATGATCAATTTGAATGGCAGATTAATGGCGGAAGTATTGTTGCTATTCCTCTTAACGGAGAAAAGATTCGAGGATTTCGAGCCAATATTCTTGTGCTTGACGAGTTTTTTTTATTACCAGAAGAAATTATTAAAAATGTATTGATGCCATTTCTTGTTGCTCCACAGAATATGAAAGAAAGAATGGAGATCAGAGAATTTGAAGATAAATTAATTGCAGAAGGAGTTATGAAAGAAGACGAGAGGATGGTTTTTGAAAACACAAGTAGAATGATAGCTCTTTCTTCTGCTAGTTATACATTTGAAAATCTTTATAAGACTTATAGAGATTGGTGTGGGAAAATAGACTCAAAAGAAAAACAAGAAGCAACATATTTCGTTAGCCAAATGAGTTATCAAGCTCTTCCAGAAGAAATGGTTGATAAAACAATTATTGAAGAAGCAAAAGCTGGTGGGTATAGCAATAGTAGTTTTCTTAGAGAATATTGTGCTCAATTCACAGATGGTAGTGATAGTTATTTCAATGCAAAGAAAATGGAAGATTGCACATTAACACTTGGCGAAGCTCCGCATACTCTTTTACAAGGCGATCCAAAGAAAAAATATATACTTGGTATTGACCCTAATATGAGCGATAGTCCAAATGCGGATTATTTTGCTATGGCTATTTTAGAAATTGATGATGAAACAAAGCATGGTACTTTAGTTCATACTTATGCTGGTCTTGGAAATTTAAAAAACCACGTTGCATATTTATATTATGTAATGAGTAATTTTAATATAGTTTTAAGTATCATAGATAATGCTGGTGCAGATGTTTTTCTCGCGGCTTGTAATGAGTCAGAGTTATTTAAGAAGAAAAATCTTGAACTCAAAACATTCGATTTTGATAGCGATATAGAAGGTTCAGACTATGATCTAATGGTAAAAAACGCTAGGAAAAAATATAATCTTGAAGATAAAAGAATATTTTTTAATCAGGTATTTACAAGTAGCTTCATTAGAAAAGGTAATGAATATCTACAAGCTTGTATTGATTATAAAAGAATATGGTTCGCAAGCAGAGCAGGATCGCATGAAGAGTTCTTTAATAAAGTATTAAATCAAGGCGCACCAATTGAATTAATGAAAACAGAGGATAAGAAAGACTGGACTATATTAGACTTTATAGAGAATCAAGATGATTTTATATATCAAACCAAGAAACAATGCTCTCTAGTAGAACATTCCACTACCAGTAGAGGAACTCAAAGCTTTGACTTACCTCAACACCTTAAAAGAAGCACATCTGCAAATAAGGCTAGAAAAGATAATTATTCTGCTCTTATGTTGGCTAATTGGGCTTTAAAGTGTTATAATGATATGATGAAAGAGCCAGAAAATTTAGAAACTCCCACTTTTTCGCCTATAATGATTAAATAAAGGTGTAATAATTAACGAAAATGCCTAAAAAAATCAAAAAACAAGAAAAAACAGCAAAAGCATCAGACGTTCAACCTTATATGGTATCTGAATCTTCTTATAAAGAAGCCAAAGCTTCTACTGATTTAGGATCTACTGGCGTTAGAAGAAATGCTGCTAGCACAATTATCAGAACAGATAGATTTAAGAATATTAATGATGGTATTATTCCATTTCGCTTTTCTACTGGAATTAAAAATGATTCTAATTTAAATATCCGCGATGCTGTTATTTTATGTCAAAAAGCATATTATAATTTTGCTATTTTCAGAAACACTATTGATTTAATGACCGAATTTTCTTGTAGTGATATTTATTTTACTGGTGGCAGTTCCAAATCAAGAACATTTTTTGAATCACTTTTTAGAAAGATAAATGTTAGTGATCTTCAAGATAAATTCTTTCGTGAATATTATCGTAGTGGTAATGTATTCATGTATAGATTTGATACAGCTATAGCAGAAGAAGATATATCTAAGATTAGTCAAACATTTGGGTTAACAACTGCAAAAGCAGCAGTTAATCTACCATCTAAATATATTATACTTAATCCAGCAGATATTCAAATTGCTGGAACAATTAATTTTGCTCAAAGAAAATATTATAAATTACTTAGCGATTATGAACTTGAAAGATTAAAGTCTCCAAAGACTGATGAGGATAAAGAAGTTCTAGAGAGTCTTCCTCCAGAAACAAGAAAACTTATTCAGCAAAAAAGTATTGGTATTTTAACTCTGCCACTCGAAGCAGATAGAATTGCAGCAGTATTTTATAAGAAGCAAGATTACGAGCCATTTTCAGTTCCAATGGGATTCCCAGTCTTAGAAGATATCAACTGGAAAGCAGAGATGAAAAAGATGGACATGGCAGTAGCAAGAACTATGCAACAAGCAATTCTTCTTGTTACAATGGGAACAGATCCAGATAAAGGAGGAATTAATCAAAAAAATCTTGAAGCAATGCAACAATTATTTGCAAATCAAAGTGTTGGTCGTGTTCTTATTGCTGATTATACAACTAAAGCTGAATTTGTAATTCCTAATATTGGAAACTTGATGGGTCCAGAAAAGTATGAAGTTGTAGATCGTGATATTCAAATTGGTTTAAATAATATTCTTATTGGAGATGAGAAGTTTGCAAACACAAGCATTAAAGTTCAAGTATTTATTGAAAGATTAAAACAAGCTCGCCAAGCATTTATTAATGATTTCTTAGTACCAGAAATTCGCAGAATTAGTAAAGAGCTTGGATTTAAAAATTATCCAACTCCTAATTTTGAAGACATTGATCTTAAAGATGATATTCAATATTCTAGAGTTTATACTCGTCTTGTTGAGTTGGGCGTTCTTACTCCAGAAGAAGGTGTTAGAGCTATTGAAACTGGTCGTCTTCCAAATCCAGACGAGTCAGTTGAAGCACAACAAAAATTTAAAACCTTAAAAGATCAAGGATACTATCAACCACTTATTGGAGGAGCAAAGCTTCCAGAAAGCGCAGGAAGACCAGCTGGCTCTGGAGCCCCACAATCAACCAAAAATGTTTCACCAATTGGTCAAGGCAAACAATCAAAAGCTAATGAAGAAAAATATAGTTTCAATAAAGTAAAAGAAAATCTTGCTCTTGCTCAAAAATTAGAAGAAGAAGTAGCAGCGCACCTTCGCAAAAAACATAATCTCAAAAAACTTAGTTACGAACAAAAAAATATAGCAGATCAAATTTCAAGGATTATCATAGTCAATGAATCTCCAAAAAATTGGAATACTAAAATAGAAGATTATATCAACTCTCCTGTTGATAAAAATCATGAGTCTGTTGCAAGTGTAAATTCAATAGCTTGTGATCATCAACTTGACAGTTATCTCGCCAGCATTCTTTATCACAGTAAGGTAAACTAATATGCCAAATTATATTAGAGTAAAACAAATTAATCAAGGAGAATTGACTGGATTTTTTGTAGATTCTATATCTTCAGAAAGTGGCTTGCTTTTAGATTTTGCAGAACAAGCAGCGCTAAATATTTTTTCCAGTGGGAATTTAGTATATAATACTGGAAATCAAACTATCAGTGGAGTTAAAACTTTTGTTAATAATATAGGTGTTTCTGGAACTGGAGTTTTTAATGCGATTGATTTAAATAATATTGATAATCTTTCTATTTCTGGAGTAGATATAACAATAACAGGTGGAAATGTAATTCTAACAAATCCACTTTCTGCGCCCAATCTTGTTTACAATACTGGCGATCAAACTATCAGTGGAGTTAAAACTTTTGCTAATTCTGGAATATTTAATAGTGGTATAAATTTAAATAATTCCCAATTAATAAATGCTGTACCACAACTTATTAATGTAACTTCTAATTTTAATATAACTGGAACTCAAAATAGCAGAATAATTTTAGCTAGCTCTAGCACGCAAATCACAGGCACAATAGTTAGTGGAAATGTTACTGGATTCAATACTTCAATTATTCAAATTAGCGCAGGTCAAATTCAAATTACAGGATCTGGACCTGAAATAGTTATTAGTAGCTATAATAATCAATTTAAAACAGCAGGACAATTTGCAACAATTTCACTTCTTCATACAGGAAATAATAGATACATAATGTACGGAAATACAGCATGATAATTTTACCATCAGTAAATTCTGGTATAACAAGTTCTAGTTTGCGTAAAGGTCTTATAACTAACGGATTAGTATTTCATTTAGACCCTTCAGACCCTGCTTGTTATTCTGGGTCTGGAACTTCATGTAATGATCTTACTTCAATTAATGGCGCTGGTACTCTAAGTAATATAACATTTTCTGCAGATAAAGCTTTTCAAATGAACTCAACAACCTCAAGAGTTTTCTTTAATAGAAATTATACGAATATAACAAATTCGCATACTTTTATGGTTTTAGCCGAAATACCTTATACTGGCCCTGCTACATATCCTCTTATTATGGCCTCTTTAAATGAAGATTTTGGGGGGGTGGTTCTGTACTCTTCTCAAGATGCCCCTCAAGCTATTTCAAGTTATATATCTGAAGATTCTGGCAGTGCCTTTGATGACATTTTTGGAAACGTTGGTAGTTTTCCTGTTAAAGTATTAGCTGCTTGTACAATAAGCGATACAACTCTTAAAAATTATATTAATGGAATTCTTATGAATACAAGCTCTCCGCGCGGAGGAGGAAATGTAAATGCTCAATCTAATATCACTTTTGGTTATGACCTAGGCACTTTATTTACTACTATAGCGAATATAAAAATATACAACGGCTTAATTTATAATAGACCTCTCTCCGACGCAGAAGTTTTTCAAAACTATAGTTTTTTAAAATCAAAATATGGTTTATAATTTATTTTATAGATATATCTTATTATTTTTATTATAATATAGTGTAATCTTTTATGAAAAATATGCTATCTAAATTATTTGGCCCAAACTGGAGAACTAGCACATCAGGCATAGTAACAGTAATTGCTGTTACCACAGCTTTTGTTATCCACGGGGATAATTCTCTTGTTGCATTCTTACCAGACAAAATTGAAGAATTTATTGTTGGATTA